CTACAATATGACGGTCGGCCATTTTGCTGGCTTCGGGATTGAAGGGTAAGTTTTTTAGGAGCCCCTCTTCATCGACCATGAGCTGCATTAGGTCAGTATCTATGACCATTTCCACATAACCACCGACTATATCTTGAGCTTCTTTTAAGGTGGGTCTTTTATCTGTTATCGTTGTGAGCATTTTTTTTCTTTCCGCATTAAGTATTTGTTTCAGTTCTTCGCTTTCCGAATCTAAATTAATTATTTGCACTGTCCCTAGACCGCCGCATTCTTCGCAGTCTTCTGTGACCTCTTCTAAAGAAGGGGGGCTATCTCTACATAACCACGGCTCTGGCCGTTCATATGATATTTTACCCGTGCCACTGCATTCTTCGCAGTTTTCGACGGTCGCTTCTACTTTCATAATATTACCTCCTTGTTTTTTTACTTGACAAACCCATATATCTTATATCATCTTATATTTGTCAAGTAACAAGGAGACGACAATGAAAATTAAGTACCATATTTTGGAAAACCACTTTAGGCAGCAATTGGACGCTGCTAAGGCGGACATAACTCTTTTTGAAAATCTTTTAAAAGATTGGAAGAAAGCGGATCGTGAGGCTTTCGAAAAAGAAATACCTTACTACGGGCAGATTAACTGTTCGATCGAACGGTTGGAGAATGCCATCAGAAACTTGCAAGCGGATCTAAGTGAAAACACTCTTATGATTAATCGGGATCTGATGGAGCGGTTCAAGAACCTCGGTAAGAAAGCGGGGGTTAAATAATGTTGTACAGGGTCACTGTTGAGCTATCCGAAGCTATTGAAGCGGATAGTGTGAAAGAAGCGGAAGAGAAGTTTCTCAACTGCTTCGAGTTTGCGGATGTTAGGAATGGAACGTGGCGCATTGAGCCCGATAAGGAGGCGGAATAATGTGTTACGAATTCCATGAACCAATGCCTGAGTGCATTTCCAAGTTTGTCGATACGGCGTGTGAGCTGAGCGTCATATTGGGTGCGGCGCCTGTTTCGTTATCTCGTAACGGGCGCGTCTTGGCTTGGGACAATAAAGACGGGGAAGGGGGTTACTTTATGGATTTAGTTTTGCAGGATGATGGCACGACTAAAGCCATGTTTGGCGAGCATACTGAACAACGCTTAGCCCACGAAGCTATTGGTTACTGTCGCTATCAAAACGTTAAAACTGAAATGTATTGGGAAAATCATAAGGAGGTAAATGATGCCAAAATTTAATCTTTTACGCAGCTACATGGTTGTAGAGTCGCATGAGGTGGAAGCCAAAAACGAAGATGAGGCTATCCAGATAATTGAAAAAGGAAGCGTCGAAACTCACCGAAAAAGTTATGATGGTGATTTTGATAAGAACGAAGACGGTTCAATCCTGTATACTTTAGAAGGTTGTGAAGATGAGTAATGAAAACGAAGACGTCAAACGACGCAAAGCATTGGCCATTAGCTTGGGCGAGCGCACGGGTTATGATTTGCATTGGACGCAAGTCATTGACGATAAGCACTGCGTTTATCTTCACAATTGGGAATATCCTGACGACGTGGAAGTGTATCATAAGCCGCTTCCCATGTGCGCTGAACCGTGGATGGACATTCTTTATGAGGACAGCGCTTTTCTTTATCAGGGCGCCGAGCTCCCAGAGCATTTAAAAGAGCGCACCGCTAAGCGTATTCAGGATTATAAAGAATATGAAGAGGAGTGCGAAAATGCATAAGTATCATTTTTGTTTTGATGGCGACTACGGTGCTATGTTTGGCACGATCGAAGCCAAAAACGAAGAGGAGTTCTATCAAATTCTAAAAGAAGATCACAAGCAGGACATTAATGCTGATGGCCACTTTGATTGCCCCATTACTGGGGACGAAAAACCTTTAAATTGGTAAGGAGGAAATATGAACCCCTTTAATAGATATGTTTTTTCGAAAAGTTATATTTCGTCAAAAAATTTAGATTTACTTAAAAGGGCGCAGATTGCTGTTAAGAAAAAAGGTTTTATCCCTCACGCGTTCGAAATTGAAACGGCTGTTGCCCTAAGTGGATTAGGAGAAGAGAAAGTTTTTGTAGTCTGTGACTGCTATAAATCTCTTAATAAAATATTTAAGGCTTACGTTGAATTCTATGTAGACAAAAGGGGTAAGGCCACTTTGATGGGGCTAGAAATTGAACAGGTTTATGGCTCATCAAAAAAAGAAAAATTAATTTAAATTGGTAAGGAGGAAACAATGCCAAAACAATTATTAAATATCGACCAAGTCGTCGAGCTCACTGGTTTATCTGTACAAACCATTTACCGTCGTACACGGCTCAAGACCTTTCCACCACCCGTCGATTCAATGTATGTCCCAGAAAAACTGAAGAACAAAAAGCACTGGGCTAAAACTGAGGTGACCAAATGGGTTAAAGCAAATGTTAAAGCCGATAATGCTAAAGCTAACAAAAAAATGCCCGTGGCGCGCGATCGCATTCGCACGATAGAAAAGCCGAAGGTCGATCCCTTTGTTGAAGCTGTCGAGCGTTCTGTTCAGGGGCAACTGGTGGCGGAAACAGAAATTCAAAAGCGCAAGCGCATGGTTATCTGGGCATTGCTTATAGCCGTCATTATTGTGGGCGTTTTGATTTGGAGGGCCGTATGATTGAGTATTTTACGGCTCTTTTGATTTCCTATAGTGTACAGGATCAAAAGATTGACACTGCGGTTTGGTTTGAAAGCGAGAAACATTGCGCGTCGGCCATGAATAGCGGAAGTGCAGATGGTATCTACAACCATCTGTACGACCTTTATGGCAATGATATTATGATGACGTGCCAGACTACTGATAAAGTGTCGAGATTAATTAGACCGAGGATTAGACCTGATGGCGGAACTTAGCAATCACCCTCTTAAAAAAGGCATACCGTTAGAAAACTATCGAAAATTTTCTGAAGATGGTTATACTATAGCTGAGACCGCTCGCGCGCTGAACGTATCTCCACAGTGCGTCTACAGCCAAGCGAAGAGGTATAATCTTTCTTTTCGTAAGAAGGACAATCGTGGCGGAAGGAGGCAAACTAAAAATGACTGAAGATAAACGTATTCCATTACATTACTTAGATAAGCGAACTTTGAAGTATTGGAATACAATTGTTGATAATCTTGAAGATACGGCACGAAGAAACGATGCTTCGTCGAGCGCGCAGCAAGACTTATGGCGCGCTCAGGCGCAACTTAAAAAAATAACTTCAAGATGGCGTAATAAGGGTTATCTTGTTTAGATAACTATTTTATCTAATTCTTCTCTGGCGGCAGTGTCGAGCTCTTCTTTTTTAGCTTTGTCCCTAGCCGCTTTATTTTTTTCTTTTTGAACCTCAACAACCTTTAAATCATTTGGTGTAAGGTTCTTAATTTTCCAAAATTCAAACATCATGCGCAATTGACCACCAATCGTGCGCCCTTCAATGAAAGCGACAGCCACCAGCTCCTCGTAGGTTTCCCGTGGAACAAGCACACTTGCCCATTTTTTTGTATCCATGTGACAAAACCCTTATTTTATCTGAGAATATATAAGATTTTATAGAAAGTTCAAGAAAAAAACCCTCGTTTCCGTAAGGATGGAAAACGAGGGCCAAGTGTGAGGTCAATATGTCAACGCGAGAACAAAAAGAACCGCTTTTGACTATTATCGAGCAGTACTTAAACCAGCGTGATTTGCGGATCGAGGTTTAAGTCTCTTTAGTCTCTCCCCAATTTGCTCCAATGTCAATATCGCATTTGTTTGGAATGCATAATGGCATAGAATTCTCCATAATTTCTCGTATTTCTTTAGCTTTTTCCAAGTTTGGCACGCTAAATGCCAGTTCGTCGTGTACTTGGATAAGCGGTAGGTGCCCTGCTTCGTATACTTTGACCCAAGCCGTCTTAGTCATATCTGCGGCAGACGCCTGTATCAAACGATTGAGCGCTTTGTAGGTCATTGCACGCTTTAAACGGGTAGTTGCACCGTGGGCCGCGACTGCTTCGTCGTAAGGCATGGCTTTATGCATATCGAACGTGTCTGGCTCCCAGAGATTAAATCTACACTTTCGCCCCTGCAAGGACCGTATGGATCCGCTGGACCGTCGATCTTCCAATCGACGCTGTACTCCGCCATTGAGCTGCTTTAGAAAAGGCAACTTTGAGTTAAATTGTTTTAAAATGCTTTTGGCTTCATCAACGGACACGTCCAATTCGCCTGCAAGCTTGTTTACGCCCATACCATAAATGATGCCGAGCCCCACGGACTTGGCTGCTTTACGCTTGAGCCCTGTCATTTCTGCAACCATTGTATGGAAATCTGTGTCTGGATCATTTGTATATGCATCCACCATGTCTACGACGCCACTTAACTCTGTTTTGGTGCTTTTGCCGTATGCATCCGCGTAATGAACCGCGATCCGTGGTTCCTGTTGCGAGAAATCTATGGACGCCCATTGCTCGCCCTCTTCGGGTAGAAACAGGCTTCGGATCATTGGCCCCAGTTCTGGATCCCGCGCAGGAATTTGCTGAAGGTTGGGGTTAGACATGGAAACGCGGCCAGAGACCGTACCGCCATCGTCTGATCTAATTTGATTGATATGCCCGTGTATGCGCCCGTCTTTACCAACGAAGCGCAAAATGCCGTCGATAAAGGTGCCATTGATTTTATTATACGATCTTGCTTGTACTATTGCTTGCGGCAGCTCGTGCGGATGGTCGCTTAGGAATTGCTTGGTAAATGACGGGGCGCCCTTTTCTGTTCTGGGATATTCGAGCCCGACTTTATCGAAGGCTTTGGCAATGGATTGCGCGGCCCAGATTTCTACGTCGGTCCCAACACTCTTTTTAATTTTGACCATTAATTCTTTTTCACGTTTCATCACGTGTTGTTTGCTGCGCTCGGCTTTATCCAGATCGACCCGCACGCCCCGCATGGTCATATCGACGAGACACGGTAACAACTTGGTTTCGAGCTCCCAGATATTCCAAAGATCTTCTCTGTTGAGCATTATTTGGAAATGCTCCCATAGTTTCAGGGTCAGTGTTGCATCCTGTTCTGCATACTGCCCGACGAACTGGGCGGGCAGCTTCCACATTTCGCTTTTAGGATCAACGTTAAATTCTTTTGCCGCTTCGACCAGATCTTTTTCGTTTTTCGTTTGACCTAGATAATCGTAGCCCAGCGCGTTAAGGCTGTAGCTAAATCTATTTTCGTCTAACAGATTGGCGGTCATCATAGTATCTATGATACGTCCGTTGACTTCGAAGCCCATTGCTTGGCACCAGCCCAGATCGTATTGGGCGTTATGCATGACCTTGTCGCATTCTGTTTTAAGGTGCGCTTGTAGCCATTTCTTCACAATGCTTTCGTCGATATTGCCGCCGCCAAGATGCCGTGTTGGAAAGTATCCCGACCACCCTTCGGTGGCTATGGCATAGCCAATTACCTCGCCGTCTTTAGTGGGCCAGCCCGGTCCTTTTTGCTTAATATACGGGTCTCTTGTTTCTACGTCTATACATAGAACTTTAGCTTCACGTAGGTCTGGCAGCTCCGAGGGCGGAACCCATTCAGTTTTTGGCGTGAATAGTGGAAATTGCATTTTTGTTGTTTTCATCCTGCTCTCTTTGATTTTTTGTAAATTCTGCACCCAATGCGGAATACCCACATTTATCCACCCATGAATCTAGATGGTCTATGGTTTCAAGTAAGCGACTGGTTTTGACCCAGTCCATCATTAAAGCCACATGTGCGGGGGTTATTTTACCATGACTTAGAAGGGCTGCACTTAATATGAGGTTCCAGCCGTCAGCAATGCGCTCATGGTTTTCAAATGCATCGCCATAATCTTTTGCGCGGTCTCCGTTTACTAGGTTGTCTGCCTTGTTTAAAATTTGTTTACGATTCATCTTCTTTCTCCCTTGGTAAGTAGACCATGACAAAAGTTCCACACTTTGGACAACTCAGGTTTGTTTCCATAATATGCTCTGGATCGTCTTCACAGTCGTGATCCCCACCCCAGATAAGTTCAGTTTTACAGTGCCAACAGTTCATATTATATAACTCCTTGTTACGTCTTCAGGTTCAACGATGTATAAATTTTGTCTTGTTCTTGTAACGCCGACGTAAAACACACGGTGAATATCGTCGCCGCGCTCTTTTAATGCGGCTGTTGTTAAATCGGTAAACAAAACAACGTTGTCAGCCTCTCCACCTTTTGCCCCGTGGATCGTGGATAGTTTTATGCGAGGCACGGCATTAAACTTTTCTTTCCTGCGCAAGAGCGACGTAATGTATATTTGATCAACCATTGGCAACTTATCCATTGCCTCATGCCAGATCATGGTATCGTTTGCTCCGAGGCCGTATTGTAGCTGCAAAGTCGGCAGATCAAAAACTTTGTCTTTATCGTGGACACTAAACCGTTTGAAGCCCCGCGCAATGCGCACCCCGTTTCCTGTCATATAATCGTATATTGCCTGCGCGGTATCACAATCTATCTGATGCCCTTTTCGTAGACGCTCCCACCCATTAACAGCGGTGCTTATCTTCTCGGATATGGATCGGTGGCCGTTACGCTCAAAAAGGTATCCGTCGTACTTAAGCTGCGTTGCTACGCTAGACAGCATGTAGTTTGCTTGCGCTAACACGAGCCAATCTCCCTCGGACATGTCAACTTCGGAAACACTGTAGATGCGTTGTACTTTTCCTGTTTCTTTTCGGGGCAAATACTTCTTCGGAAATCTATTTTGTATTCTAGTAGATATGCTCTCGGCAACTTTGTGTACTTCTGCGGGTATACGATACGACTGCTCAAGCACTTCAGAACCGCTTGGCAAACCTATAAAATGATCGACGTCTGCGCCTGCCCATTTATAAATGGCCTGATCGTCATCCCCCGCAGCATACATGCTCTTTGCCCTTTTATCCAAAGCATGCGCAATGTCCCACTGTAACGGGGATAAATCCTGAGCTTCGTCCATGAAACATAAATCAAACTCTGGGCAGTAATTGATGGCATTGTCTACAAATTCAACCAGCATATCCGTGTAGTCAATCAAACCATGCGCGTTCTTGTAGTCGTGATACGCTCGGTTAACATAATCCACCGTCATCCAGTCTTCTTCTAAACTGCTGCAATTGTATTCGGTTCTTAGGCTTGTTTTCTTCAGCCGTGACAAATTGATTAACCCTATGATGGGATGGTCTGACGTTATGAGCCCCACGTCGTCGTCGTCCAACGCTGCCGATCTTATCGTAAGTACTATGCCAATCTTATTTGATAGCTCGTCAAAATGCTCTCTCTGCATGAGCTGGTTTTCTTTAATGCCTAACATCATATAGGCCAGAGAATGCAACGTCCTAAAATACGGAAGGTCTTTGTCAGGGTTCAGGTCAAAGCGCCGTGCGGCGCGTTCCTTGGCTTCATATGCAGCTTTTCTGGTAAAAGCTAGGAACGCAATATTGCTGGGCTCTGTACCGCCTTGAATGGCTGTATCTACCATGTTTAACAGGGTTGTTGTTTTGCCCGTTCCCGGAGGGCCGAATATACGAAACATTAAAACGGTGCCTCGTTATTTGCCCCGAAGTCAGGGGTATCCATAACAACGGCTACGTTATCAAAAGAGGGAATGACCCATACGCGCACGGCTTTGCCTTTGATCTTTACGACGGTGCTTTCTCCGTTTCGATCCCGTAGGCGCTGGGCAATCTTGTGGGACTTGTACTCAAAGAATTTGTTTTTACGCAGATGCGCTTCAAAGTCTTTTAACCTAAAATACGTGCGGCCTTCGTCGTCGTCTGTAAAAGGTCGGCGCAATAATATTTCTTCCCTGACTTCTGCCTGCTGCATTGTTGTACAGAACTCTTCCAGATAATCATAGAACTGACCGTCAATCGACGCATCCTCGGACACTTCTACTATGGCGCCCTCGGTTTCTGTCATATCCATGAGCAACTGATTAATCCTAGCTTCCCATTGTTCCTTGCGCGCGGTTCGCGGTAGATGGTTCAACTGCTCTACACAAGACCGCTGAAATTGGCTCTGGTTCATCAACGCTTCTGTGTCGAGCTCCAGAGGCTCCCCGTTAACGTCCATAAACCATACTGGTGGGATAGAGTTGTATTTGCGAAGGTTCGCGATTGTAGCCCCTGATACAGCCGCTCCTATGCCATGTTTCCTAGTTCTACATAGCTCCGCATTACAATAACTGTTGATGGGAGCGTCTTTGCATTTAAACGCATAATCTTTTTTCTGAAGCTGCTTAGCAACGATGTTGACTTCGCTCAACGGCAAGGGCGGATCCAGATACTGCATATTATAAGTCAAGATTTCTGCCTCCCAGCTATCGGGATATGCTTTGCGCAGATAAACGCCCAGATTAAACAAGCCGTTGTTACGCCCACCTTCGGAAATACGCTGCTTAGCTAGTAGCTGTAGGCATGGCGGTCCGTCGGGTAACAGCTCATCCGCCTTTTCTTCTACTGTTAGCGCAAGCAGCTGCTCGCGTGTTTGCACATGCTCTTTGTGTAATTTAAAGAAGTCTT